CTATAAGGGTTATTACAAGCGTTATAATGATTAATAACTGTTACTTCTAAATTAGCTTCCCAGCCACTTACTTCATTATCAAATCTTTCTGTAAAAGGCTCGCAACTAATGGTATCTTGTATTTCGTAATCTTGCATAGTTTCTAAACCAAATGTACTACTACCGTTTCTAAATTCACTTATTACATCATTTATAACTTGTAAAGTATCACTTAAAACATCATTCTCGTTACCTTCGTCTTTGTTTACTATATCCATGACATAAAGCCTGAAATTATATGTTAATTCAGAATTGTTAAAGGTTGCACTTTCAATAGACAAGTGAGCATACATGTAAGTTGTTTCTGTTAAATCTATTTCGTATATATCACCAGCTACAAATGTTTTTATAAACTTATTAGCTGTTATTATATCCTCAAACTTTTTTACTATTTGATTGTATGTTATTGTATTAAGTGTTAATTCTGCCATTTATTTTTTTTTCTTGTTCTTGGTTATAATCACTCATGTAGCTCATATAAGTTAAACATTCTTTAAAATTCTTTTTTGTTATTTCTTCAATATCTAAAAAGTTATTGTCAGCTATATTACAAAGTATAGCGTACCAACCCCATTTACTGTTTAGGGTTTCTTCTTCAATTTTCTTATCTTCTTCAGCGTCTCCGTGTACCCCTCGTCCATCAGCTCCTGTTTTATATTCTCCAAAGAGTGAACTAAATTCTGTACTAACTCCTCTTTTAAAGTCAAAAAAAAAGCAGACGCACTATGCACTATGTCCATATTTATATTACGCATGAAATCTAAATCTTCTTCTTTTACACCAGTATATTCTTCTATCGCATATTTTGAGCCTTCTTCTTTAATAACTTTTCTATAAAGTATGCACATTATTTTAGCCATATTTTGATAAGGGTTCTCCATAGCTGTTTCTAAATCTACAAACTCTCCCATAGTCATGTTATGTAAATCTGGGTTAAAACCATAAACCTTGTCTTTCCCTTGTAGCTTAAAAACTAAATCTTCTTTAGGGCTTTTGTCCAATAGCTTCGCTAAATGTTTATAAGATTCAAACATATATTTATAAGGCATTTTGTTAATCTGATATAATTTTAAATCAGTTAAACTTTCTATTGTCCTCATAACAATTTCTGTGCTATTCTTTTCTCCCTGCATAGCGTTCATAAAATCACAATACTGATAAAGCTTAACATCACACCAATTATCTGGTAAATGATATTCAGTTAGTTTTTTATTTTCATAAACTTGTATTATAGCCATAGTACAAATAAATATAAAATTAATATCACTGGTTTAAAAACAGAAAAGGAGAGCAGTACAGAACTACACCCCTTTTCAAACAAATACCAATGAAGTTCTTAAATATAATAAATTTTATTATTGAACAAAATATTTACCAGAATTTTTATCTATCTCATAGTACATTCTCATCATTATAGCGTCAGCGTAATCAGGGCTTCTTCCTATTGCTTGCTTTATTTTATCTTTAGGTATTATGCTTAATTTAGTGTCCTTATCTATTGCATCTCTACGCACCTGTTCTAATTCCTGTATAATATCATTTTTAATACCCATATTACTGCAATTAATATTTATTAGCCTATCATTAATTTTTTTAGCCAAAACATAATAACACTGTGTTTTTAGATTTTTATAGTTTTCGTTATTTAAAGCTTTGCTTCCATTTTGAAAACCCTTGCAACGAAGTATATCACGACAACCACCGCCAACGCCATCATCGTCCACAATTATATTATTTAGCTTTATATTATATTGTATTTGTAGTTTTTTTATTTGTTCTGCACATTGAGTTATAGTATTTGTATTCATGGTAATTATTTGCTTTATATTTAATCCACTCCAAAGCATTATAACAGTTTTATCTTTACCAAATCTAGCAACATCACAACTTATATAGTAATCACCGTCAGATAATTCTTTTAAATCACCACTAAACATATCTATAATAGCGTCATACTCTATTAGCTTATCAAAGCTGTCATCATACTCCCAGTTACCAAATAATAACCTTTGTTTGCTTATTTCGTCTAATTTATTTAATTGCTCTTTATAATGTTTACTTATATGTGGGTTGTCATCTACAAAGCTTTGTATAAACTTTCTATGTTTTGGAAGCTTATTGTCTTTACTTGGTTTATAAAACTCATGATATATCCAGTTTTTAGAAGGGTTGCAGGTTAAAAGCATTTTAGGTATTAAGTTGTTTTCGTCTAATTTATAACGCAACCTACTACTTACTATCTGTTTAGCCTTTTCGCTTATTTGTGAACACTCATCTATAAAAGCAAATGTCAACTCTAATGAACCAAGAGAATCAAAGTTAGGGTCAGAAGGGTATAAAAATAAATCTTTTAAATATATTTCTGAACCATTAAAAAAAGTTATAATATTACTACCAGCGTTAAAATTATAGTGCTTGTCTGATTTAATACCCCACTGATTACAAACGTCAAAAAAAGTATTTAATGTTGTTTTCTTTAAATTATCAAGTTTACTTCTACCCATTAAACAACGTATACCTTTGTTGTTTAAACAGTATGCAATAGTAAAAGCACAGCCTAAATAAGATTTACCACCCCCAGCAGAACCACCAAATAAAACCTCACTTGTGGTGTCATCTAATAAATACTCAAAAGCTTGTGCTTGCTTGCTTGTTAATTCAGGTGTTATTTCTGCCATTTAAATTTATGTTTATTTTTATAGGCTCATCATCAGTGGTCATATCTAATTGTTGCTTTTCATAATAACCCCTTTTCTTTCCTTTTGTTTTTAAATAGAATATTGTAGCACTTGTGTTACCGTTTTGTATTTGCTTAAATAGTTCACTTTCTGCAAAATCAATAGCAACGTTTTGTATATCCTCAACTTCTTTTTTAAAATCTTTATCTTCTTTTAGCCAATCATAGAAAGTAGTCCTACCAATACCAACTATTTTACAAGCAGTTGTAACTACACCTAAACTTTTAATAAGTGCTTCTAATATTGCTTTCTTTTTTATGTGTTCGGTTTTGTTCATTATTGTTTACCTTTTCTTAATAATAATTTTTGTTTATGAGTTAATTCTTTTTTATTTTTTGAAACTATTTTTAACCACTCCTCTTTAGTTTCTTCATCTTTATCTATCAACAATCTTTTTTGTTCCCTTTTATGTTTAACGTTTCTTACTCTTGCTATCTCATCATCAATAGGTTCGCACTGCCATATCCTTGACAAAGAATAATAAACCATAGTATATCTATAAGCTTTTGGTGTATAAAAATTAATAGGTGTAACTCCGTGCATTATATCTTGTCCGTTAAATATTAATACTGAACCTTGCTTTAATTCTAAACCTATGTCATATTCTGGTATAGATAAATAACCACCAGATACATCTCTTTTTATAGTTATCATAGCAGACATACAATCTTTAAAGTTTCCTGTATCAAAATGATAAGCCAACGCTGAATTTTTATTTGTAATTCCACTTGTAAATATCGTATCATTTATTTTATAATCGTCAAGAACCTTATCACTTATAAGATTTTTATGCACCTCAAAACTTTCTGTTAAAAATTCCTTATATAGCCTTTCCATTTCTTCTGCAAACGAGCAAACAACAGCATGACTTTCAGGGTTATTTAAAGCCCAAGCAGTAGCACTACAATAATCTTGCCTTATTTCGTTTCTTGGTCTATATCCAAAAATTGAGCTACTTGACTTTAATCCTCTTGTCCTTTTACCACTTCCAAATTTAAGTTTATTTAATTGTCTTTCTAAAGGTATGGTATCTTTATCAAGCGTACAATACAATATAACTGGCTTATTGCTGTCAGCGTCAATCACAACTGTATCTTCTGTTATAAGCTTTTTGTAATCACTTTGCTTGGCTTTTCTTCTAATAAATTCTTTACAGTTTAATTCCTTTCTTTTAATTTTTACTTTTTTCATAATACTCAATTAATTTTATAAATACTTCGTTAGCGTTTTCTACTTTAAATTCTTTCTTTAAGTTTTCTATCTTCTCCATAACTTCTTTAAATTCCTCTGCGTTAAAATATAAAACTATTTGTTTAACAACACCCTCTATATAAGTATCCATTGATTTACTCAAAGGGTTTTGGTCAAGTTCTCTTTCTTCTAAATCGTTAAAATCTTCTGTAAATACTCCTAACTGCCAGCCCTCAAAACCCCACTCTATTAAATCAGATTCTTCAAACATATTTGCTAATAAATCAAAATCAAACTCACCTGTGTTTTTATTTAGTCTTATATTTAATTCTTTTTCTTTATTTAAATCTAAATCTATTTCAACACAAGGTATTTCTTTATAACCTAAATCTTTACAAACTTTTAATCTTTGGTGTCCACCTATTACTATATTTTCTCTTTCTGGGTTTTTGTTAATCACAATAGGGTCAACCAAGCCAAACTCCTCAATACTTTTTTTAATAGCTTCGTATTGGTGTTTTTTTAACTGCCTTGGGTTGTAATCAGCAGGCTTTAATTCAGATATTTTTTTATTTTTTATTTTCATGTTTTAAAATTTAATTAATATTTATTTTGCTCTATAATTTAATCTTACTTCTGCGTGTTTGCTTTTTTTGGTATTATTCATTTTACAGTATTGTGGATATTTGTTAGCCAGATATAAAGCACTTTTTCTTATTCTTTCTGCTGTCCTTGTTTCCTGCAAGCCACCAGGTTCTGTATAGCAAGCTGTTTTAGGTGCAAAATTATTAAACCTTATTATCTTTTTATATTTATCAAAATACTTTATACTTCTTTCAAAATCTTCTTTATCTTCTAAAACAACCTTCAAGCTATTGTCTTTGTTTGAGATAAACCCAAAAATACCAGCAGCTATATATCTTAGGTTTGTAGATATATCTTCCTTCATAAAAAACCAATTATGCACAGCACCAATACCCCAAATTTTTGTTTTATGCTTTCTGCACTCATAAAAACCTTGTTCAGCTAATTTCATAATTTCAGTATATATTTCTGTTCCCTTTCCTTTTAGTTTGTATATACCTTCTATGTCGTCATCAAAACAAAGCACATTAGAGTTTAAAGGGTAGTAATCCTCAATGATATTTCTCTGGTGTCCTATTCCTTTTCTACCTATATGTATTTTTATATTTTGCTTTTCTAAATATTTATAATCCTGATACTCTTTGTGGTCAGCCACAAAAACAGTTATGTTGTTAAAGTCAACATTACAGTCCTTTAAATATTTTAAAGTTTTTTCTGTTATCGTTTTGCTTCTCTTATAAGAAGGTATCGCTATGTTTATCATATTTTTTATTTAAAGTTATTAAAGAAGTCCAAACAGAATTTAAACAACTACCACAATTAGTTGTGTTTCTGTATTTCGTTTTGTATATTTCATTGTACAAATCTATCATTTTAGCTTTATATGAAATATTTGTTGCAGTGCCTTTTTTTATATGTGGCATTAATTTTTTTAATCTTTTTAACTGTTCTTTTGTAATTACCATTTATTTAAAGGACATTTTTCTGTCTGCATTTTAGCTTTGTCAAATACTGGACAACCACAAACAGCACACTCATTAAGAGTAGCTAAA